TTATTCATTACAATGCTATGCCAACTGGTTTAGAGACTAATACTGGCGGAACTTATGTTAGTAATTACTTTCCACAAGGGCTATTATATGCTTGTTTGTGTGAAGCATATTCTTTTTTAAAAGGTCCAACTGATATGTTGACATTATACGAGCAGAAGTATAAAACTGAACTACAAAAGTTTGCAGCAATGCAAATTGGAAGAAGAAGACGAGACGATTACACAGATGGTACATTAAGAATACCAATCGAGTCACCGCCTCAATAATTAGGAGATTAAATTATGGCAATAACATCGGCAATTTGTAACAGTTTTAAAACAGAAGTTTTACAAGCTTTACACAATTTTACAGCATCATCTGGAAACTCATTTAAACTAGCTTTGTATACAAGTAGTGCTACTTTAAATAAATCAACAACAGCTTATAGTACATCAAACGAAATTTCTAACACATCTGGATCTGCTTACACAGCCGGAGGAAAAGCACTTACAAGTGTTACACCTGCTTTATCTACAGACACAGCATGTTGTGACTTTGCAGATATCAGTTTTACTTCTGCTTCATTTACAGCTAACGGTTGCTTAATATATAACGATACAAACGCTGATAGAGCTGTTTGTGCAATAGCATTTGGTGGAGACAAAACTGTATCATCTGGAACTTTTACAATTCAATTCCCAACAGCAGACGCATCAAACGCAATCATTCGTATAGCGTAGAGGTAACGACGGATGTCCGTTACTAGAACTTTTACAGTAACGGTAGTTAGTACCGGTTCAGGAAATAAATATTTTATTGATGGAGTACAACAAGCCACTATTCTTTTAGGAGAAAATGGTACATATAAATTTGATCAATCAGATAGTTCAAATGGTAGTCACCCTTTAAGATTTTCTACTACTAGCGACGGTACACACAATTCTGGCAGTGAATATACGACCGGTGTAACTACCAACGGTACACCTGGTCAAGCAGGATCATACACACAAATTGTAGTAGCTGAAAGCGCACCAACTCTTTATTACTATTGCACAAATCACTCAGGAATGGGTGGACAAGCAAATACTGTTGACGGAAATTCATGGGGAATTATGTCATGGGGTGCAAATGAATATGGCAGTCAAGATTCTATTGATGTTATATTAACAGGTGTATCAGCAACATCTAGTGTTGGTTCTGTAGAAGCATTTCCACAACAAGGTTGGGGCAGACAACAATGGGGTAATTCTGGTTGGGGAGTAGAATATTCTGTCGAACTTACAGGTCAAGAAGCAACTACTTCTATTGGTTCTATTACCACAGAAATTGCTGTTCCATTAACAGGTTTATCAGTTACATCAAGTATAGGTTCAACAACATTTGTTGGTTTAACTTTTGCAGATTTAACAGGTGTACAAGCAACAACAGAACTTGGAAGTTTTGATAATGCAGGTACCTTAGTTGGTTGGGGTAGAAATGGTTGGGGTGAAGAACCTTATGGAGATTCATTTAATAAATTAGAACAACTAGCAGGAGTTAGTGCAACAACAAGTGTTGGATCATTAACAACTATACTAGAAGAAATTATTCCAATAACAGGAGTATCAGCTACTTCTAACGTTGGTAGTTTAACTTTAGATATAAGTTGTACAATTGTGCCTACAGGAGTATCTGCTACATCTAGCCTTGGCACTCCTTTAATAACACAAGCTACTATTGGATTAACAGGTCTTGATATGACTGCTACAGTTGGTGGTATAATTCTTGATGCTTTAACAGTTGAATTATCAGGAGTACAATCAACATCTTCTGTAGGTCTTTTACAAGAACAGATTTCTCAAGTTCCAACAGGCCAACAAGCAACAGCAAGCACTGGTTCTATAAGCATAGGAATAGGAGTTCCATTAACTGGAGTTTCAGCAACTTCTGCTGTTGGTGAAATTATAGGTATACCTATGACAGTAGGATTAACTGGTCAGTTAGCAACATCTAGTGTTAATGCTGATGGATTAATTTTAAAATATTACGGAAAACTTGATC